AGAAATAGTATTAGACGACCTATCGCCTGAGCAAGCAAAGGAAAAAGAGGTAGAGTTTATTCAATTGTATGGTAGGGTAAGCAACGGCGGCACGCTTTGTAACTTAACTGACGGTGGGGACGGTACAATAGGTTACAGGCACAGGCAAGATACTATCTTAAAACTTCAAAGACCACGAACGGAAGAAGAAAAACAAAAATTATCTAAAAGTAAAAAAGGGAAAAAACTTTCTGAGGAAACAAAGGCTAAAATGTCTGTTGCACATACAGGCAGGAAACAATCGGAGGCTTGTAAGGAAAAATTGAGAAACAGGGTATTCAGTGAAGAAACAAGGGCAAGAATGGGTGCTTGGCAAAAGGGCGTAAAAAAGAATGAAGAATCAACACGCAAAAGAGCAGAGGCATTAAAGGGAAAGCCTTCTTGGAATAAAGGTATCTTAATGTCTGAAGAAACAAAGCAGAAATTAAAAAAACCAAAATCTATTGAGCATATTGAGGCGTTAAAAAAGCCTAAAAAGCGTATTATTTGCCCAAACTGCTTACGAGAAGGCGGTAGCAACAATATGTATAGGTATCATTTTAAAAATTGTAAATATGAAAAAGTTTCTGAATGAAATGTTTAGCGACACTTCGCATATCAACGCCAAAGTGGTAGTTGGTTTTATTGCTTTTATGGGTATGGTTATCTATTCTTTGGTAGACGTTGTAACAGGTGCATTAGGTAAGCCAATTGTGATAGAGCCCATAATTTTTGACGGCTTAAAAACCACGTCTTGGGTTTGCCTTGGTATAGGTGGCGTAGAAGCGATTGTAGGAAATAAAAACTTAAAAAACACAAACAATGGGGAAGAATCTAATTAACTTTTTAGGCAGTATGCTGGTGCTACTGCTTTCTATTTTGATTTTTTTTACGCTTATGCAATCTGATATGCCTGAGAATAATAGGGAACTTTTAATTGCATTTATCTCAGTAATGTTTTCGGGTGTAGCACTTGGGATTAAAAATATTATGGGAAACAAAAATGAAGATGACAATGGATAATAAAGAATTAATCGTTGTAGGCAGTTGCTTCGGCTTAATTATTGCCCTTGCAATGTATATGTTTGTCAGCCAGCAAAAGGAAACTGCAAGCGTAAAAAAATCGGCTGAAATTTGGGCGGTAGTCCTTGAGATGCAGAAAAAGGACGCTGAATTAGAGGCACGCATTGACAGTTTAGAGGTACGCTTTAACGAGACAGACGCTAAGTACCACAAAGGTGCGGAGTAATGAAGTACGTTTATGTTTTTATTGCTGGGGTAATTGTTGCTTTAATATGCAGTGACCTTGGTTGCACCTATATTAAGGGTAAGAAGGGCGATACTGTTTTTATTAAGGGCAAAGCCTATGAAGTCATAAAGACGGAAATAGACACCCAATACCTCACAAAAACCACTGTGGTTGAGGGAAAGCCAGTAGTAAAGGACACGACTATTTACGTTTCTGTTCCTCAAAAAGTTGATACCCTTTCAATTCTGCGGGAGTTTTATGCTAAGAATGTGCTTTTAGATACGATCAAGTTGACGGATTCCCTTGGCTATGTTTACATACGAGACACGATAAGCCAGAATCAATTACAGTTTCGGAGTTTAAAGGCGGATGTTCGGGAACGTACAATTACCAAGGAAACGTTTTTAGCCCCTTTAAGGCGCAATACGCTGCTTTTAGGTGTTGGTCTTACCCAAAACCAAACCCCAGAAGTTTCTGCCATCTATGGTCTTAAAAATAGGCTTGCCGTTAAGGTAGGGTACACGCAACAGGGTGCTACTTTTGGCGCTTATTACAAGATAAAGTAAGCCTACCTTTGAGGAATGGGAGAATTGGGAAAGTGGGAAACCCCAAAGGTTATTGAAATAAACGTCAGCGCAGTTAAGCAGCAGGAAGAAGAACTATTGTATCAGTTGCTTGTGAATGAGAAAGGTTTTAAATTGCTGACAGGCTCCCTCCCCTCATAACAAGTGTGTGGATAACAATAGGCAGATAAATTAAATTTTTATTTACCTTCGTATAGGATAGTTGGTTAATTGTTGTTTTTAGGGCGGTTAATGGTTTCCGCCCTAATTTTTTTTAAAAATATTTTTGGAAATAAATTTTAGTTCCTTATCTTTACACCGTAAATCCAATTCTTTAGAGGAGTATTGAATTGGGTTTGATAACGCAAACCCCTGCGAATATTAAGCCCACGCAACTCCTCTTGTGTGGGTTTTTTATTTGCAAGTAGTCGCCTACCTCTCAAAGTCCAGAGTCCAATGGGGTGCTTTGCACGAATACTGTTAAATGATAGGCGAGGATGTAACTTTTTCCCTTATCAGCCGCTTTCCGAAAACTAATGCGACGGAGAAATGGTCGGAGGTTACCACCTCTTTTGGGGGGAGGGGGGGTAACTTTTGACTGACCGCAATCCTCAAATCTTTGCTCTGGAGAATATTAGTTGTATGTTAGTATGATAGTAGTAATGGTATGAAAGAGGGGAGTGTAGAAACACCCCCCGAACCAAACTTCACTGCTAATGAGAAAACTGAAAATAAAGTTACAACATTAATTCAAAAAAAAGGGGCGGCGTAGAAACGCACCCCGAACGATTGCTTTGCCATATGAGGAAATACGAAGTTACTTACGAAGTTCCGCCTTACAAAAATGATTTTTGGGATAAGTTGCATTACTGGTTTGTAATGGTGGTTATGCCGATCCCGTGTTTGCTTTTGTACTTTATTTTGTGCATTGGATTTTTATTTTATAGCCTACTCAAGACAATAAAAAGAAGAATAAAAAAATAATTGAAAATAAATTTTTATTTTTCACAAATGTTCATTATCTTTACAGTATGACTAAAAAAGGAACTGTATTAAGATACAATTTGGACACCAAGTCCATTTATTGCTTAGTGTCTAATTATGTAGGTATGGAAACTGTTGTTATTGACCGCAAACGGTTTGAACAATGGTTGCGTGCTGAAGATAGATTATCTTGGAGTATTAGTATGCTTGACGAGGATGGAACCGACAGACCTTTAGTTTTTGAAGGCAATTTGTCTGACTATTGGGGGCAGGGCAATATTGCTATTATTACCGACTTAGAGCATTATCTCTACACAATAACCACTGAATTAAATTAAAACCACTATGGAAGAATTAGTCAAAATCCAATCCGACCTTAACGCACCTAAAAATTTAGTCAACAAGTTTGGTAATTATCGTTATCGTTCTTGTGAGTCAATCGTAGAAGCCTTAAAGCCTTTGTTGGCAAAGCACAAGTGCTATTTGCTATTGAATGATGAAATAACCCTAATCGGAGATAGGTATTACATTAAGGCTACGGCAACTCTTGTCAACGCAAATGGAGTACAAGTATCAACCACTGCTTTCGCAAGAGAGGAAGAATCTAAAAAGAGTATGGACTCAAGCCAATTAACTGGTGCAACGTCAAGTTATGCTCGTAAATATGCTTTGAATGGCTTGTTTGCAATTGATGATACAAAAGATGCGGATGCAACCAACACCCACGACAAAGATGAATCCCCTACAATCAGTAAAGAGGATTTGCAAGTTTGGGTTGACCAATTAAAGTTGATAAAAACCACGGAAGAATTACTTGTTATGTACGAACAAAACAAGGATGCCGTTAATGAATTTGTTGAAATAAAAAACCTTTTTTCTAAACGCAAAAAACAATTATCCAAATGAGTACAGAGACGCTATCCGATTGGCAAAAAGCAAGAGTTGGTTGCTTTACCGCCTCAGAAATTTACAAGTTGATGACAGAACCAAGGACCAAGGATGCAAAGGAAAAGGGTTGGTTGTCTGACACCGCTCAATCTTATATCCTTGAAAAGGCGGTTGAATCCATTACAGGCTATCGTAAGCAATATAGTAGTAGTGCTATGGAACACGGAGTTGTGAACGAGTATGAAGCCTTTGAAACCTTCTGCGAAATTACTGGACTTGATTTTACGTTGACAAGTTCGCAGTTTTATAGTATTAACGAATACGCTGGAGCATCTCCAGACGGTGTTTTGTATGCAGATTTGGATATCATCGCAGTACTTGATGTTAAGTGTCCTTATACTCCAGCATCATTTTTTGAGCAAAAGAAAATGGCTGTTGAATCAAGCAGTAAGGAGTTCCAAAATGTGCCTAAAAATTATTTTTATCAGATGCAGATGCAAATGATGGCTACGGGTGCTAAGAAGGGTTATTTAGCAAGGTACTTGACCAGTAGTTATACTGATGACTATGGTAACAAGTTTGAGTTTGATATACCAGTTGATGTGAGGATGTTTTACAGTGAGATTAAGGAGGACTTGGCGGTGCAAAACCAAATAAGGAGCAAAATAGAAATGGCTGAAAAACTAAAGCAAGATTATATTCAATTACTACTTAAAAAAATCTAAAATGGCAGACAAAAAATTTGTAGGAATCGTTAAGACGATTGAAACCAAGTTCGGAACACTTGAAAAAATTAGTATCTCAAGAAAGGACTTTGAGGACAATGAAAAAAACGGTTGGTTAAACTGTATTTACAAAACTGGTAAAAGCGGTAAGAAGTATCTTGAATTAGACACTTGGGAGCCTAAACCAAAGGGCGACCAGCCGTATGAACCAAAAGACGATATGCCATTTTAAAACCAATAAAACAACAATTATGTCCAGAGAAAAGTTAGTTAATGCAATTATTGAGTATTATGGTTCGGAAGTGTCCGAGTTTACTAAGCAGGATTTTATAGATCTTGCCAAGGAGAGCGAAGACCAATTACTTGACCGTCTAATAGGTATTTTAGAATGGTATCACAACGAAGTCACTGAATTAAACGAACAATAAACCCCAAAAAAAACCACAATGAAAACTGACGCACAACTCACCTCCATTTGCAAACATTTGCAAACCAAAGGCTTTATTACCCCTCTTGAGGCGCTTAAAAAATTCGGTTGCTTTAGATTAGCCGCCAGGATTTTTGACCTTCGGGATAAAGGCTTCATTATTGAAACTAAAATAGTTGAGGAAAAGGGAGGAAAACGATATGCAAAATATGTTTATAAAGGGAGATAATATGATAATTTACAAGGGATTCGTTTACAAGAAACACAAGCCAGTCCAAGCCACACCAGATATGATTATTGATGCTTGTTGCAAGTACTATGGTTGTACGAGAGACCAAATTAGTAGTAGTTTGCAATATAGGGAGAACGGCATCATACCGGCAAGACACTTGGCGATGTATATGATTAGAAAAATCAACGGATTGTCCTTGATTGAAATTGCAAACCTATTTAGTAAAAAGGACCACAGTACAGCATTCAACGCAATTAAAAAAATAGAGACACAAATGGATTTGTATGACGACCTTCGGATTGCGTTTGATACTGTTCTAAAAACCATTAATGATGAAATTCAAAAAACCAACGGAGGAGGAGATGATATTGTTTTTCAAAGAGAAGGGAGTAGATAATGTTGCCCTTGCGAAAAACTGTTATGAATATTATGAAGTAGGAGATTGGCACGATAGAAATGGAGTTCCGATTAAAAATTGGAAGCAGAAAGTATTGATGAATTGGATAGTTAAGGAGAGAGAGAAGCAAAAAAAGGTCCCTGTAGTTAAGTTAAAGAGCGTTGATGAAATTCTAAAGGCAAGGGAGGGCGCTCGTAATGGAACAAATTGAAATAGCGAGGGAAAAGGCGCAGTTTATCAACGAATTGGAAAATGCCGTTATTGGAGTGTGTTTGTTGGAAGGCGAAGCAGTAGGCAGAATCTACGGGATTATTGCTCCAGAAATGTTTTACCACGAAAGGAATCGCAATATTTTTCAAGCCATTCTTGACCTTTGGCAGGATGGTGTTCCTGTAGATCTGTTAACCGTTCACGATAAGTTGATAAAAGACGGTAAGTCGGTGTTATTCGGAGAAAGTAGTGCTTTGTTGTTAACAAGAGCAACCAATAATGTAGTTTCTTCGGCACATTTGGAAACCCACTCTAAAATCCTCAAGGATTTGTACGTTGAGAGAGAGACAGAACGACTCACTAAGAGCGGAATCAGTAAAGAAGGAGATATTTACGAGGAAGTCGGTAGGCTGCAATCCACACTTAATAAGTTAATGGAGGTAAAGGCTGGTAATGATTTTAGGAGTATTGATAATGGTATTGTGAATGTTTATCGGCATATGGAGGCGGCTTCTAAAGGTGGATTGATTGGTATTAGCACTGGAATAAAGGCTTTGGATAAGTTAAGTGGAGGTTTTCGTAATGGTGGAATGTATATCCTTGCCGCTCGTCCTTCTGTTGGAAAATCTGCTATGATGGGTAGAATGGTGTTAGGGGCGGCTTTGGCTGGCAAAAAGGTGGCAATTATCTCACTTGAAATGGATGAAGTTCAGTTAACCTCCCGTTTGTCGTCTTTGATGACCAATATTCCTTATTGGAAAATTGATAAGGGATTAATTGCGGAGGAATACGAACGTAAGAAGTTTTATGACACCGTAAACCGAAGATTAGCAAATTTGCCTATCTACATATCGGAAAAGTTAAGTGTCAACCTTGCGGAAATAAGGGCGAAAGCAAGCAAGATGCACAAACTTGGGAGAATGGACATACTTTTTATTGACTATATCGGATTGATTGATGAAGGTGGATTAAGGGGGCAAAGTAGGGAGCAAATAGTCAGCAATATTTCAAGGGGACTCAAGTTGTTGGCTATGGAGTTGTCAATCCCTATAGTTGTATTGTGTCAGTTGAATCGTATGTCTGAAACCACGGGAGATAAGAAGCCTAAATTGTACCATTTGAGGGAATCTGGCTCACTTGAGCAGGATGCCGATGGCGTTATGTTGTTGCACCGAGATTGGATGTCTGGCATACAAAGTGATGCTAATGGTAACTCTACGGAGAATAACGCAGATTTGATTATTGCAAAATGGCGGAACGGTAGTATAGGCGAGTTAAAACTTGGTTGGGATGGAGAAAAAATGAAGTTTTTTGAATTAGATAATCCGTTGTCAGAAATATGAGCAAAGAGCCTTTAGAAAAAGACGTTCATAGGATGTTGTGTAAGTGGTTAAAATTTCAGTTTCCTAATGTAATTTATAGGACTGATTTTGCAGCAGGGATGAGGCTATCAATAGGGCAAGCAAGATTGCAGAAGGAATTGCAACATAGTAGGGCGTACCCAGATTTGCACATAGTTGAACCGAGGGGGGAGTATTGTGGTTTGTTTCTGGAAATTAAAAGAAGCAGGGATCAAGTTTACAAAAAAGACGGTTCCCTCAAGAATGATGAGCATATTAAGGAGCAACACGAAATGCTAATTAAGTTGCGAGAAAAGGGATATAAAGCAGAATTTGGTCTTGGTCTTGAGGATTGTATGAGCATTATTTACGCTTACCTAAAGTCATAGGTAAAAAATTTTCAAATTTTTTTTTAGTCATAAAACGCACACTCCTAATTCACTATGGAGAGAGGCAAAAATATTTTAAAAATATATTGACTAAAATTTTATTTTTCACTTATGATGCCCTATATTTACAAGACAAAACACAATGAACACCAACCAAACCACCAACCTTAACCTTCAAGAAGTTTTGGTACTTGCAAAAAAATTTTCTAAAAATGCTTTAATATCAACTGGAGAAGTTAAGTTTTCAATTGAGGCTAAGCACACTACAAGAAAAACTGCCATTCTTATCAACCCCTACTCTAATACTATTTGGATTCAAGGTGAGGGTGGTTTTCCTTACAATGATGTTAAGGAGTTGTCCAAAATTTTAAAGGATTCAATTAAGAAAATTAAAGAAGGGCATTTTGGTTCATTTGCCAAGGCTCAAGAAGTGCTTTTTGCTCAAGATTTAACTCAAGATATTTTAAGATAAAAAAAAAGATATGAAAAACCTTACTAAGACCTCAAGAATCAAGCCTACAATCATTACAGGAGATTATGTATGGGCAATGGGTAAGAAGCCAAGTGGATTTGGATGGTGGGCATTTACTATAAGCACCCCAAAGGGTGTTGTGCAAAATGTAATGCTTTCTGGAAATTACTCAGATTGTTTGAAGAAGTTGGTCAAGGAGTATAAGGCTTTTGTAATTAGAGTTCTCGCTTAAAGTTGTCAAACCAAAAACACCAAATATGAAAACCGCAATTTTTAAGATTCTCAACGGAGACGAAGTAATCAAGGATTACACTATGGAGTACAGTTCTATGAAAGAACTTAACAAGTTGTTTCACGAAGCCCGCAAGGTATGGTCGGAGTACCAAGTTGAAGTTGATTTCGGTATTGGCGAATTAAGTTATTCGCATACCTACAAAGAGCAAGTTTTGCAAGAGTTAGCAAAATAAGAATTTAACGACAAGGCAAGTCGTAAAAACGCCAGACACACGATGAAACGGAAAACACACTTTTTAATCTTGGCGGTAAGCAAGAATACGATTCTGCTTAGTTGCCGAAAAGGTAAAATCGGAAAAAGTTACGGCAATCTTGGATGTGATGAGCAGTTCAAGATTAAGTACGAAATTCCTGTTCCCGAAAAATACGGGAAGGACTTATGCCTTGCCGCAAGACACGCTTTTAAGGATTTTACTACCAAGTCGCCTAAGTGCAATAAGGACGGCGAAGCATTGATAAAGAACAATTACAATTGTTTCTGCAATGTTCCGTTGATTTATAAGCACTTTCAGTATGTATGTCGTTTAGCCAAAAAATTAAAGTAATATGAGAGATTTAAAAATAGCAAGTTCCAGCCACTACGTTTACGTAGGCGTAGGAAGTAGCCTATGGAAGGTTGAAGATGCCGTTGGTCAAAAGTTTAAATTGCTCGGCGCATTTGAATTGCCAGATCCGTATGCTGGTTTGTTAAAGGAGATTATTTGGCTTAGCCTTTCGGAGTACCATTTACCAAATGGTTTTGAATGGGAGGAAGACATTAGTTACAGGAGTAATCTGCTTGTAAAAACCCCAAGGCTTATGAAAAAAATTAAGAGTACAATGAGATTGTTAACCAAGGCTACACCAGTTGTAGCGTAAAATTTAAAGTATGAGAGAATTAATTTATGCAGCCAGCAAGAATTACGTTTATGTAGGATTTTGTCTGCCAGGTAGCCTGGCGAAAGTGTCCTATAATGTCAAAGAAGAACTTGTAGTTCAGTCGTCTATTCCGTTGGATGATTTAACAGGAAGATTGGTCAAGAGAGCAATTTGGCTATCCTTAAAGCAGTTTGTTCTAAGTCCATCGTTTCAGTACGAAAACGGTATGGAAGGCTATACAATGTGTATTTACTACAAGACGGGATACGTTACTACGGCTATTCAAAGTTTTATGAGGTACGCACACCGTATAAGTCCTCAATACGCTTAACGTAAAAATAGATGCGCTCATCTCTTAGTTGCTTTAACAAAATTTTAACAACTAAAATTTTATTCATTCAATAAGGTGTCGTAGTTTTACAATTCAAACCAAAAAACCAAAAAATGTCACAACTATCTAAGCACCCAAATTGCTCTTACCAAAACCCCACCCTTGAGGCTTGGGATTTTACAGTAACCGCAAAGTCCCCTATTCTATGTGATGATGATGCCCCCACTATTGAGGTTATCACTCAGCACTTTAGTCAAACTGGAGAAATTGTCAAGGTTAACCACATTCACTTTTCTGAATGTTACAATGTAATGGCTGCAAAACAAAGAATTGCCAAACTTCCTAACCACCCAGTTTTTCCTATTGAAATAAGGGGAAAATATGTAACCAAAAAGATTGCCAATAACTATGGTTACTTTTTCACAGGAAGGGATTGGGAGTCGGAAGACCAGATTGATTTTGATGGTCCAAGAACTTGCCGCTATCATTCTTCGGACTCCATTGATTTAACTACTTATGAGGATGTTTGGAGATTCGGTATTGAGGTTGAAAAGGTGGATTCATTTGCAAGGGATTTAGAATCTGCCAGAAGTATCCAAGTTAAGACCAATTGGAGAAAAGAGGAGGATGGTTCTCTTAGTGAAGGTGGTTACGAGATGGTGTCTCCAATTATGCCTTTGTATGATGATAAGGTGATTCTTGAAAATCTCCAAGATGATGGTGTTGGCAACTTGCTCAACGGAGATATTAACGAAACTTGCGGAGGTCATATTACTTTGTCTCATAAGCATTTGTCCTCAACCCTAATCCTTCGGAGGCTTAAATTCTTTGCTCCTATTCTTTATGCAATGTATCACAAAAGAGTAACCAACAGATTTTGCCAAGCAAAGCCTTGGAGGGTTTATTTCCGTGGCAGAAACAAGTACCAAGCATTTTATTTGAAAACCGATAGATTGTTAGAGATAAGGATTCCCACTGCTTATGACAATGTAAAGCAAGCAAAATGGAGAATCGGTCTTATGCGGATTATGTTAAGTGATTCTCACGCAAGAATGGGTTTTGTTTCCATTGTTAAAAAAATCACTGACGGAAAATCGCCCTTATCTCGGCATTTCCTACAAGTTTACACATTCCCAGACCTTATTAAGATGCTTTTAAGATCTTGTCAATATTCCATACAGTTTATGCCAATTGCTCCCAATGATGTTAGGAGAATGGAGGAATACCTACTCCAATTGCAGGAGCAAAATGAGGCACTCCCTGTAGCATAGGTTTTGGTTTGGTTTGCTCTCGCCTTATGGCGGGGGCATCCAACCTACCCACTGAATAAATTTTTAACCAAACAAAAAAAACCAAGTATGTGTATCGCAATTATCAACACCGCAGAAGGTGAAGCAATCAGTAAACGCAAATTCCAGCAATGTTGGGAGAACAATACCCACGGAGGTGGATTAGCAGCAGTAATTAATGGTAAGTTAACCGTAGAGAAGGAGTTAAAGGATTGGACTCGGCTATGGAAGGTTTATCGCAAATGGAGAAACGATAAGGAGTTGAACATTATGTTGCATTTTAGGATTTCAACTCACGGTTCTCGGAGTTATGACAATTGTCATCCATTTATGGTAAACAAGGATTTAGCATTTTGCCATAACGGTATTATCAGCAAGGTTGATACCAGCAATGACAGATCGGACACGGTTGCATTCAATGATGAGTATTTGAAGCATTTGCCAAGAGGTTTTGCATTCAACCAAGCAATCAAGCAGTTGCTTTTAGACCGCATCGGCTACTCCAAGTTGGTGTTCTTAACTTCGGATAACAAGTATTCAATCGTTGGCGAAAAACGAGGTTTATGGGATGGAGGTAATTGGTTTTCCAATGATTCTTACTTGCCAAGCAAATGGATTGATTATGGAGGAATCAAGGTTGCCAAGTCTGCAGCCAAGGGTGTGCAAAAAGAGATTTTTGATGATACCCCAATAGAGAGTCCTTACAAGTATGATGATTGGATGGGTTTTGATAAGGACTTAACTAAACCTAAAGAGGTCTGCTACGATTGTCAGAAGGAACTGTCTGGCAGAATGGAGCATCATTACGGTTATTGCACCTCTTGTCTAAAACAGTACGAAATCTACTCCATTTAACGGAGAACACTATTTACCAACCCTAAAATAAAAATGTAAAACAGTCGTTTAAAACGGCGCAAATTAAAAATTATGAAACGGAATAAAGAAGAAACGCTCGCTTTTACGCTTGAGCAGATGAACAAAGCACACGAATTTGTTAAGAATCATCCAACCGCTACCGCCCAGTCGGCGTTTTCGTACTTGAAATCTCATTACGACAACAAGTTTTATTACACAATCGTAAGGGATATGGTTGAGTGCGGATTTTTTAAAGTAAGGAGAAATTCAAGTTTGAAGGTTATTTCAAGACGTCCATTCCGCCCGACTGATGCAGCAATTGTTAACGCATTTCAAGTATCAAGGGCAAAGAAAGTTTCGGAAGCCAAAAAAGTGGGCGCTCCAAGAAAATACAGAAAAATTAAGGACGTACTCGTTGCCCAGCCTAACTTATTCTTATTACCTACAAATGACGAAATAAGCAAGGCAATAGAACTCCTAAAGGCAAACGGTTACAAGATTCAGAAGCAAGATTGGATAACAGTTTAAAACAATTTTATGGCAAAGTTTATGGATTTGACGCCACCCGATCGGCATCAGTTGATTGGTAAATTGATTGATGCTATGGTGTATGATGATGATGCTTTGAAACAAGTTCAACAGTTGGTTGAAATGTTTGAAGCAGAAGGTAAAGTCCGATCAAAATTTTTTCCTAACGACCTAAATTTAGAAGATGAAAACAGTTAAAGTTTTAGTGATTGATGCTAAAAACCGTGAGGTGACTGAGCGTGAGATAGAAAACAAGTTGCATAGTTTTTACGGTGTAATTGGTTGTGAATTAGTAGAAGCGGTTTATCTCAGAGACGGAAAGCATTTTATGTATGTTGATGAAGAAGGACTGATGAAGATGCCTCAAGATTTTTTCCTTTACGAAGGCGCTCATCAGCCTATAGCAGGAAATGCTATTGTACTTACAGAAGGCAGAAACGGAGACAATGCTAATGTCAAACTTACCGCAAAGGAGGTAGAGTCAAAATTGACTTGGATGACTCTTGATGAAGTCAGGCGGTGGGCGCAAGGTGTTAAGCAGTAGTTACCTTCTCCTGCTTTAATGCCCTCCAAAAAAGGGCATTTTTTTTTGCTATGGCTAATAAAAAGTTAGTCAATGGTATGATTGTGATAAAAATTAAGTCGTAATTAATAACTTAAATTTAAGTTTGTAAAAAATTATTTATGGAGCCAGTTAGTCCGCCTATTAAGGTAAGGGTAAAATCGCCACTTTTTGAGTGCTTGAGTAAAATGACGGTAGGTCAATTCGTTGACGTTGAATGTGATGACGACCACAGAATTATTGGGAATCTGTTGTCAGCCAAGATAAGTATTTGGAAAAAGGAGAACAAGTTGGAAGGTACTTATACTCGTAAGGTAAATGCCGACAAAACCCTCGTAAGGGTTACAAGAATTGATTAGTTGAATATTTTTTTAAGCAACAAAAACATCAATGGAAGCAAAATTGGTAAAAATTTCGGCTATAAGACCGAATCCAGAGAACCCAAGAACTATCAAAAATAGCAAGTTCTACAAGTTGGTCAATTCAATAAAGCAGTTCCCTCAAATGATGGAATTAAGACCGATCGTTGTCAATAGCAATATGGTGGTGCTTGGCGGTAATATGCGGTTAAAGGCTTGTAAAGAGGCTGGTATGACTGAGGTTCCTGTGGTTGTAGCGGAGAATTTGACTCCAGAGCAACAGCAGGAGTTTATTATCAAAGACAATGTAAGTTTCGGTGATTGGGATGCAGAAATGCTCGCCAACGAATGGGATTTAAATAAACTTTTAGATTGGGGACTTGGTGCTACCGATTTGGCTATCAAGGAGATAGAGGAGATGCGGGATGAGGAGGAAGATGATGAGGATTGTATTTATCCGATTGCTCCAAGAATGTCGGAAAAGCACGATTACGTTATGATAGTTGCAGATAATGAAATAGAATACTCCTACCTAAAAACTTTTTTCGGATTGTCAGACCAGAAGGATTACAAAAGCACCAAAGTAGGTCAAGGAAGGGTGGTAACATTTGAGGAGTTCAAAAAAATTGTAGATGAAAGAAATAGTTAAACTAATTATTTTGTCGCATAAGAGAGCGAACAAGGTGGACACCCTTGAAACTATCAGCAATTGCTCTTTATGTATTCCAGAGAGTCAAGTTGCTGATTACGAAAAATACAATCAAGGTGTTGAGATGATAGTTCATCCCGATACGATTAAGGGGTTAAGTGCTAAGATGAGGTGGGTACACGAAAGATATCCTAATTGTGTAATGCTTGATGACGACTTGAATAGAATGAGCAGAACTTTTGTGGATAAGGAGTTTGATGAAAAGGTAAAGGTGGATAGGGATACTGCTTATGATGTAATACAGAGTACCGCTTTTACTGCGAGGGAGGCAGGATGTAAAATGTTTGGATTTAGCAATTCAGCAAGACCAGTGGACTATACCCCTATGAAGCCTTACAAACTTACTGGATTTGCAATTGGAGGCAGTATGGGTTTTTTTGAAGGCTTTAAAATGCTTTTGCCAGATGAGTGCGTATCTGCTTGTGATTTTTTCGTTTCTGGCTTGTGCGCTCATTTTCACAGACGGTGTTTCATAAATACGAGATATGCCTTTACCAGCAAGGAGGGTACGTTTGTATCAACTGGGGGTATGTCGGAGCATAGAACTATGGAAACAGAGAAAAGGGATTACTACCTTCTGAAGGAGTATTTTGGTTCTGTAATAAAAAGAAAAAAGTCAACAAGTATGAGGAAGACGTTGGCTAATGAATATGAACGAATTTTAAGCATACCGTTTTAATATGAATAGCAAGCAATTTTATCAAAATAAGTTAGAAACTGAGACAAGTTCTATAAAGCAAGTTGGTTGGGATAACGTAGAAAAAGCCGTTAAAAGATACGAGGCTATTGCTGGTATGTTAGATCCGTCTTCTAAAGTAATCGTTGATTATGGATGTGGCAATGGTGTTTTTTCGGAGTACGTATATCCTCAACACAACTATATTGGATTGGATAGGTATGATGAATATATCCAGAAGGCTAAAAAGAATTACCCAATTATTAAGGACAGTTTTGATGTAACTGAAGGGACTGGTGTTATCCCAAAGTGTGATGAAGCGGTAGTTATAGGTGTTTGGACTTTGAGAGAGGAAGAAAATGATGCTATGTATTGGAGTGATGTAATGCTTCAGTTGACCTGTATGTTGCCATCAGTTAGTAAGGGAATTATCGTAAATGGATTTCATAACCAAGTAGGCTACAAGGACGGCAAGTTATTTTACCACGACTTGAATGCTTGGATTAAGTTCTTGAATTGGCTGAATGTAGGTGTTGAAATAAAGATTTTTGAGAAGCACGAATTTATGATTAAAATCTTGAAATAAATTTTTATTAATCAATATTATTTGGTATATTTACAAGAACAACAAAATACCAAATTTATGAGCAATTACAATCTGCAAACAGTTGGAGGACACAGTTTTTACACGGTAGCCAGTGCTATCCAAAAATATGTTAGGCGAGGGGATGAGCATAAGGCTTTGTATTGGTTTAGTGAGTTGTTTATCAGTGGTTTTGATGCTTATGCTTGGAAACGGATCAAGGTGATGGTGTCTGAGGATATTGGTTTGGCTAACCCAGATTTGCCAGCACAAATTCATTCACTCCACCAAACTTATTTGGAGATGAAAAAGGAAAAAAACAAGCATTCTCCAGAAAAACTACCCTTCATTCACGCGGTTTTGTTACTTGTTCGGAGTCCAAAATCAAGAATTGTTGACAATTTACTTTGCCAGTATTTTGACCTGCGGGAAAATTTAGAGGTCCCAGCCTTTGATGATTATGTTTATTGTCTTCACACCATTGAGGGCAAGAAAAAGGGCAGAGGTAATCGGCATTTTTACGAGGATGCAGCCAAAATAACAAACGATATTATGCCAGAGGAGTATGAAGTTCGGGATAGGGTTGCATCTCAATATTACAAGCGTGATGCAGACAAGAAAAGTAGCCAGCAGGAACCCATACAGCAGAAACCACCAAAAGCAGCAGAATTATTTGATTGATGCGAAATAAGGAAAAACTTTTAGTCGTCATTGCTCATCCAGACGATGAAGTACTTGGTTGTGCTGGATTACTCTTGCACAATCATTTTATTGGGGGCGAAAATTACGTCCTGTATTTAAACAATGGTTGTCATTATAGGAGGGATTTTGAAGAATCTGTAATTAGGGAGCAGATAGATGAAGTAAGTAAGTTGCTCCATTTCAAACCGATAGTAGAAAAATTCAAGACGGGAGAATTTGATACTTACCCTCAAAGGGTTGTAAATGATATAGTTAAAAGTCACATATTGGACATAAAGCCGACAACAGTAGTAACCCACATATCCAACGACTTGCATAAGGACCATAGAATCGTAAATGACGCAGTAAAAGTGGCTTGCAGATTTGTTTCAAAATCACCTGTACGGAATTTTTATGAAATGCCCGTAATAAGCAGTAGTGAAATTAATCCGAACTTCAATTTTAGTCCTAATTTGTTTTTGGATATAACCCCCTACATAGAGAAGAAGATGGAGGCTATGGAAAAATATGTCTTTGAGGTAGAGAGTATGGAGGAGTTGAGGGGTGCAAAGGGGATAGAGGGTTGGGCAATATTTTATGGTATGCACATAGGCGTTAAGTACGCAGAAGCCTTTAAAGTAATAAGGGGTGTGATATGAGAGTAATGATAAGCCAACCAAGGTATTTGCCAAGCGTAAGTTATTTGGAGAGGATAGCCAAAGCAGACATATTTATTGTTTTTGATACCGTTCAGCGAGTTCAAAGGGGTTACGAAAACAGAAATAAAATAAAAAATAAGGCAAACGGACAGGAGAAGTGGCTTACTATACCGATAAAGTCAGACAACAGATGCTTGATCAAAGACACGGTAATAGACGGTATGGAGTGGCAGGATATACACAGAAACGCAGTAAGTCAATACTATCGGTGTAAGAATATAGACCATTACTACTCTACCTACCTGGCGAATATGCAAACCTTAGCGTACTCAAATGCCCTAACAGACGGACTAAAGTACCTGCTAACCCTATTCCATATCAAAACAGAAGTAGTATTAGCCAGCCAACTTACAGATATACCCAACGGAGGAAAAGAACAGTTAATAAACTTGACTAAAAAAGTAGGTGGAACTTCGTATCTTAGCGGTCCAACCTGTTTAGATTACGGACTAACGCACTCATTCGTACAAGAGTATGGATTACAGTTAGAAATAGACGAGAATAAAAATTACGTCAATTGGCTTGAAATGATTAATGTTTTATTGAATAAAAATTACACTATAAAAAATGGCTAAAAAATCAGTCCACCGTTCCGTAGAAGTAAGACGGGAAAATAGAGAGAAAAGGAAGAAGGAGTTTTTAGAGGTGTTTAGCACAAAGGCAAACAACGTCCACCTAACTTGTAAGGCAATCGGCATTGAAAGAAATACCTATTACTGCTGGATGAGGGAGGATGAAAAGTTTAGAGAGCAAGTGGAAGCAATGGAGGAGTCGGACATAGATGCGGCAGAAACTGCTTTGAAACGCCAGATATTAGACGGGAACACTACTGCTATCATATTTTACCTAAAGACGAAGGGAAAGTCAAGAGGTTATGTAGAGCGGCAGGAAGTTACTGGTAAGGATGGTCTTGAAATAGTAATTAAGGAAATTTGAAAAAGCATACTAAAATTTATCTCAAGTGGTTTGGCTACGGACCAGAGGACTGGATTCCCTGCGAAATATGTGAAAGGAAATGCGTTGACATTCATCATATAGATGCAAGAGGTATGGGTGGTAGCAAGGAAAAGGACACGATAGAAAACTTAATGGGATTGTGTAGGGAGTGCCACGAATTGTACGGTGATGTGAAAGAGGCTAAAGAAGATCTGAAAAAAATACACTCCCTAAGGATGGAGATTAGGAAAAGATGAGGGAAGTCATTGAAATAGAAGTACCTAAATACCATTCCTCTCAGCAGGACATTGTCCGCAACTGCAAAAGATTTAATGTGGTCGCCTGTGGTCGTAGGTTCGGAAAGACCGAAATGGCTAAAAGATTATTGCTTAACGACAAGGGCGATAATGGTGCATTGAAAGGGTATCCCGTTGCTTATTTCGCACCGACCTATAAAATGCTAATGGAGGTATGGAGAGGTGTAAACGATAGTTATTACAAGGTAATAAAAGATAAGTCAGAGCAAGAAAAAAGGGTGCAACTGGTTACAGGAGGGAGTATTGAGTTTTGGTCTTTTGATTCTATTGATAGTGTAAGGGGACGTAAGTATAAAAGGGTAGTATTAGACGAGTGCGCTATTGTTGGCTCCGATAAACTAAAAGACGGATGGGAGCAATCCATACGGGCATTACTTACCGACTATAAGGGAGACGCTTGGTTTCTATCCACCCCAAAGGGTAAGAAGCACTACTTCAAAACCCTATTTGATATGCCAGAAAAGGATGCCGATAATTGGGCGTCTTTTAAAATGCCTACGGTTTCTAATCCCTTTATTGATCCAGTTGAGGTTGACGATGCCAAATCCTTGCTTCCATCGGTGGTTTATGCCCAAGAATATTTAGCCGAGTTTACAGATATGAAATCTGGCAACTTATTCGTGTATGCTTTTGATAGGTCTAAGCACGTGCCAGAGGTTCCCTATGGAATGGATAAAAGATACCCACTAATTATCTCATTTGACTTCAACGTAAACCCAATGACGGCTATCGTCTGTCAACACGACTTACATTTTAGGTGGATTAGGATAATAGGGGAGTATAGGATGTTGAATAGTGATATTTATGCTTTGTGTGATAGGATCAAGTCGGATTGGGACACACGGCAGATATTGGTAACGGGGGATGCGGCAGGATGGGCAAGAAATGCAAGTTCACGCGGGCATCAGTCAATGTTTGATATCATTTCGGCTGAATTGAAACTGAATTGGTCCCAAATCAAAACACCGCGAGGAAAACCCCCTGGCTATGTATCCGAGAAAAGGAATTTAACTAATGCTTTGTTCGCTCGGCATCCCGACTTCACGCTTAGTAATTGCCCGTACTTAATAGAGGACATTGAGAACGTAGAAGATGACGGAACGGGGCATATGAATAAGACAAAAGATGGAACCAAATCACACTTGTTGGACTGCCTGTGCGATTACCTCTATTCTATGTGTAGGGATAGTGTTAAGATAAACTCTAAACTGTTTGGCTAAGAATACTTACATAGTACGAGTTTATTTGGAAAATGGCTTAAAGAGGTATTTCAACACAATCGTTGTATTAGGAGAAAGGCAGTGTAGTTTATCCTCTGACAGAAAGGAATGTATGAAATACACAGAAAAGGAAATAGATGAGGTCAAGCGAGTTATTGAAGAACGTAGAAAAGTGCTGAAGATAGTTGGCTTTGAGGTACAAGGGAAGTATGAGAAGTATAGCGATGAATGGTATTGGAATCAATTAATGGGTAAATAATATGTGGAAACTAAAAGAAAAAACGGAGGAAGCCTTGGTGTACGAGAACACCAATACAGGCGAGCAGGTAAGGTGCGGTCGCATTTACACGCACAACGAACTCGGTGTGTTCTATGCCTTTGACAACATTCTCCAGATGCCCTTTCAACGCAAGTTTCTCTTTGACCTTGCCCAACAAATGGAGAAGATAGGTATTGAGAAAGAGGAACTTATAGACAGAATGGGTAAAATTCAAGAACTCTGTAAGGACAAAAAGGAGGGGTTTGAATTAGATATTTACGCTATTGCCAAGGGTGTAGAGCAGACGGCTAAAGACCACTGGGACTTTGAGAAAACTGCTTTATTGGTTACAACCCTTGTAGTGATACAAGAAGGGGAGTCAATTGGTTACTTTGACCAAGCACAGTCGGTACGCAAGTTAGACCTTTGGAAAAAAGATAAAGATATGCTCGGTTTTTTTTTGAGCGTGGTTTCCAACTTGTGCAGTCCGTTGAGCAAGTCCTTCGGAGCATTTACCCAAATGTCTTCTCCGAACCAACTCCCACGCAAGGAAAACTGACCGTGGAAACCACTTTCAAGTTAATCAATCTTAATAACGACAGGCTTCAAATGTTTATGAAGCAAGTCAGTAATAACTCGCTGATTGAGCGAGACCGACTGCTGGAGTACTCCGTAGGTTCGTTCTTTAATGAATTGTCTATCTTTTTGAAGCAGAGCAAAGAAAAACGCTAACTTTGATAGAAATGTCGTATAATGGCAGAAAGTACGGAAAACGTCTTTGGGATAAACTTTGATTCAAGTAAGTTTATTTCCTCTGTTGAGGATGCCCTTAGTGCGCTGAAAAAATTTGAAGGCGAGGGCGAACAGTTTGAACTTGCTTTTAAGTTATTAGCCAAGCAAGTAGATAGTGTCTCATTTACAAAGCCAGTCACAGAAATAGATAAGTTACGTAAGGTAATGGCTCAATTCAAACAAGAAGGGGGCAAGTTAGACCTAAAGCAATTTGATAAGGCGGTCAATGAAATGATGAAAGACCTCCCAAAAGTGCAGGCTTTTATCAAGCAACTAAAGGCAGAGATGAAGGGAATGGATCAATCCAGTGACGCCTTTAAAGAACTTAATGCCTATGTAAATAACCTTGAAGTAAGTATTTCGTCTTTAAAAGACGAGGTAAAGGATACGGATACCAATGGGTTTGTTCCCCTCCGCAAGCGGTTGAAGGATTTGAAGATTGCAATGCAGGAATTAGAAGATGCTGGACAGGAAAACACCCAACAGTATCAAGTAATGCAAAGGGAGGCTGCTAAGTTAACCGACCAACTCGGAGACCAAGCAGAAGCCGTACAACGTCTTGCTTCAGACACCTTTGCCCTGGACGCGGCTGTTGATACTATGCAAAATCTTACGGCTGCTTTTCAAGTGTACGAAGGAGTAATGGCTTTAACAGGGGAGAGCAACGAAGATTTACAACGGTCAATGCAAAAGTTAATGGCGTTAATGAATGTCGCTAACGGTCTGCAACAAATCAATAACTTTCTCACAGGGCAATCTGCGGCGAAGTTGGCGATTACAACTACTTGGAATAAACTGTATGCGGTATCGTTACGTTTGACTGCAACTTCTACTGCAACGGCAACTTTGGCAACGCGGGCATTCTCGGCAGCACTGGCAGCAATTCCTATCGTGGCTATTGTAGCAGGATTGGGGTTATTGATTAACTACTTTATGAATATGGGTAGTGCGGCAGAAGAAGCGGCAAAAGATATTGATCGTTTGAACACAGGATTTGCTGACTTAAAGGAAAGCCAAGAAAGATACCTCCGTAGTGTAGAACGGGAAGGAGAGGCTGCTTTATCAACTCTTGAAGCACAAGGGGCTTCGGAGGCTGAATTAGCGGCTCAGAGGCAGAAAAACGCAAAGCAACAAATATTGGCTACAAAGGAGGTGCAAGCAGCAACAATCGCTTATTACAACTCCTCAAAAGATGCGGAGATAGCCTCCATACAATCCCGTGCTGATGCCTTTGCAGTATTGGCTAAAGCACAGAACGCAGCCAATAAGAAAAATGTTAGTGATGCTGAGAAGCAAGTATTTGACGGTAGAATCAAGGCGGCTAATGCTATTATTGAAACCTACGATAGAGTAGGCGAGGCGGAGGTAAGATTAACAGAGGAAACCAACAAGGAGACGGCAAGGCGTTTGCAATTACAGCGTGATTACTTTGATGAACTTCAGAAGTTAAGGAATAGGGCGCAAGATTTATTAGATGAAGCAGGTCCTCAGTCCGATCAAAAAATTAAGGATAAATACGCAAGGGATTTTAAAATTGAGGAAAAGGAATTACGGAAGAAGTATAAAGATTTAGGGAAGGCTCAAGTAGATGCTATTGTAAAGCAGGCTAAACAGATTAGTGACTTAGAGAGAGATGCAGCAAGAAAAGAGTTTGGTGAGCAACAAAAAGCGGCAGCCTTACAAGCAGCAAGAGAAACTCAAGACCTACAGGAACAGATAGTTGACGCTAACATTGCTCTCATTAAAGATGAGAACGAAAGGGAACTTGAGGCAATAAGAAATGCCGAGGCTGATAAACTTCGTGAGTTGGAGAGGTTAGCAGAGGATAGGAAAAAGGCTTTAAAGGAGCAGAGGGATAGTGGTTTAATTAGCGAGGAGCAGTATCAGAATGAACTTGCTAAACTGGAACAGTATGGTACTGACCGTCGTGCGCAAATACGCAAAGAAACAGACGATGCACAATTAAAACAAGCCGAAACCCGTGCTAATAGATTAGTTGCCCTTGCTGAACAGATTGGCAACCTTACAAACAGTGCGTTTAGTGAGGCAGAAAGCGAGGCTATTAAGAAGCAAAGTGAATTGCTGGCACAGGGTAAGATTAACTACACTCAATACACCGAGGCTGTTGCCAAAATACAACGGGACTCAAACAAGAAGTTATTGCGTGCGCAGTTAAAGGATTTGGAAACTTTGTTGATTGCCCAGCAACAGGCGGTTACTGAGGCTACGACTGAATCTGGAAAAAACCAAGCACAGATTTCGGTTAATAAAACAAGAGAGGATATCAACAAGATTAAAGCCTTAATAAACGAGGAGGGTAGAAAACTTGAAGGAATTGATAACTTTATTGCAAAGGCACTTGGTGTTGACTCAGACGATCCGCAGGCACAATCAAGAATAAATAAATTTAAAGCGGCGGTTAGTGAGGCTATTGGGGAGATTACAAGCCTTGCTCAGCAAACTGCGGCAAGACAAGTAGAGGCGGCAGATGAGGCGGTAGAATCTCAGCAGAGAAGGGTTGATGCGGCAGTTAAAATAGCAGAAGAAGGTAATGCTGAATACCTCAGACAAGAGGAAGATAGATTGCGTGAATTAGAAATTAAGCGTGAACAGGCTGCAAGAAAACAGTTAGCATTAGATGCGGCAGTACAAGCCTCACAGATATTGGTCGCCATTGCGGCTGCTGCGGCAGATGCCTTCAAAAGCAATCAAGGTAAGATTGGTGTAGCCACAAACATAGCAACTATCGTTGCGGCCCTTGCTTCGGGTGCGGCACTCGTTAAGTCATTACAGAGTTCTGCCCCAAGATTAGCAGAAGGTACCGACTATGTTTCACGTGGAACAAATCCTGTCGGTCGGGATACAATCCCTGCAATGCTTGATGAGGGCGAGGCGGTAATATCTGCTCGGACAAACAAGAAGTACGGACCTACAATTCGTGCAATAAGGAGAGGCTTGCTTCCAGAGGACGTATTAAATGGTTTTGTAAAAGATTACACTAAAGGAGTGGCTTACAATCAGTTAGGTGAGGCGGTTAAAAATAATGGTGTATCACATTTTATTGAAATGAATGGACGTCTGCAAAGATTAGAAAATGTTATGGCTGTAACCGCAGAGGCAATACAAGGGTTAGGAGTAAATGTAAAACTTGACCAAGACGGTTTTGCGGCTTCAATCAACACGCACCTAAGTCGTAGAAACAAAATATTTAAAGCCTAATGTCCTTACAAATTAGAATACGGCGGCATCAGTTTCTGAACAAAGACGGGCAGAACGTAATACTAAACTGCACAGGCAATAACGTAGCCGAGTGGGTGTTGGGTAGCGTGGATAGCACTTGGTATGATGTAACGGATCAAGTTGAGGGATTAGATGATTTTGAGGTTGTATTTAGGCAAGAACAAGGAACAGAAAAGGGAAGCGAAAGCGGAGTCAGTTTACAAATAACTTTTAGTGCGGGTGCAGGAGCATTAATAAAGGAATGGTTGCTTGATACGCCTTGTTCCTACATTAACTACTTTGATGTTGAAATAACCGATACTGTCTGTCAATTGACTTACAAAGGCTACGAATTAAAGCCAGACAATATGGAGTTCTGTGAGGATGACGGTTGTTACTTTACTTTGGCTTTAAAGGAGGGAGAGGATAAGTATAGGGAGTTAAAGAAACTATCCATTCACGATAACTGGCAGAAATGGTTTAGCGAGGACGGACCAAAAAACCACCCCACTTTTCAAGTTGTTATTCAGCAAGAGCCTACCGCTATCGGTATGAAGGCAGGTCCCTTATTGTTTCTTATTTCAATTCCAGGTATTGGTTTGATATTCAATGAGTTGCTACAAGCACGCGAGGACTTTAAAAGGATGCTTGGCTTTGGTCGGTATCACGCCGCACCAAAGGTGTACGATATTCTGCTTAACGCTTGCTTGAAAATTGGATTGTCAATGGATACCCCATTTGATCCAGCAAGGGAGTTGCATAACGATTGTCTGTTTATTCCTTATTCGGGATATTATCACGAAAACTTTAGCGACAATCCGCCTTACCAAGCCTCCCCCTCTACTAAACATATTTGGAATAACCGATACATTTGGCAGGTTACTGATTTCCTTGACGAACTGTGCAAGTTGTACAATATGAAGTGGGATATCGTCAACGGTGTGCTGAAGGTTGAGTTTATGAAGGATATCGTTAATAGCACCGAGGAGTTTGAAATAGGGGAGTACGACAACTTGTGCTACGAATTTGACCTTACGAAGAAGCCTGCTTATGGGCGTTATGAATACTCAACGGACGCAGGAGATTCTGCCAGCAACCAAGTGCAAGTCCTTTACAATGATATCGTAGATTATGACGGAGTAGCACAGAACCCAATGTTAGAAGGCGGAATACAAAAGAGAGTACAGTTTGCGAGTACAGGTTTTTACTGTGACGGCTTTGGCTTTGATTATATGCAGCAAGTATCTCGTAGTATGAAGTACGCAGGTCTTGCTATTCTTGCTACTTTGATTTTGTCAATTGCAAGTTTTGCGGCACAGTTGAATCCTGCACCCCTAATTATTATCATTTCGGTAATTACTGCACAAGCAGTAACCATTATTGCCCGTGCAAACGCTGAACGCAATAGATACGCTTGTAGTACGTCCTTTGCAGGAATAATTAGGGTATGGGGTAGCGGAGTAGTATCTGTTCCACGCATTATCCGTTGGGATACTTCAACGCCAATGAACAATGCCAAGGCGGTTATGAATATGACGGGCGCAATCCTTCCAAACACCCGATACAATAATGATCCGTTGCAATATTACCAAGATTTTTATAGCGGATCTGGTACATACAAGCAGATTGATAAGGTTTGGAACTACCCTCTTTATTTTGATAGTATGTTCTACGGCAACCTCTACGACACCTATCACGAAGTTGTGGATAATCCGTTAATAGTAAACTTCGGACACCAGCAAGTAACTGTTTCTATTCCTCTTTGTTGCGATAACATTAATGCCGTTGGTGCGGAGATGACAGGGGAGACGATTGTAGGTAGGATTGTTAAGGTAAAGGATGATGTTTTTATGTACGTTACTGAGGCAACGATAAGTTACAATACAAGGAGTATTAAACTGAAAGGTAAAATAGTTAGACGATGAAATTACAAGCCTATCCAACTCCAGATTTGGGGTTAGACGAGATACTTGCCTTACACCCAACAGGCTACAATGCTAACTGTTGGTATGGCAAAAGGTGTAAGCCATACACTATTCCAATTACGGTTGAGTCATTAGAGGATTTGTATTGGTATGTGCCTGCTTCTGATAAGATAGAAAGTGCTACCTATTGGGCAGTTGATTGTGAAGGAAACAAGGAGGCTATTGCTCCTACTTTTCATATTGCAGGTGAGGACAGTGGCGGTAACCATTACCTTGCGTGGAATGGCTTGCAGGCTTTCCCTACCTATGATATTTTTCAGATTTGGGTAGAGTTAGAATACGAAAATGGTGAAAAGCAAACATTTTTTACCGAGCAGTACGAGGTTGAAGAATGTGTAGGGAATGATATTATCTATGCCTGCTATTCAAAGGATGATAATGGTGGCTATGATAGTAACGGTACTTGGGTAGGAAACGCTATTAACCCATACGGTTTAGACAGTACGGCCCACGTGGAACTTAGGTATTACAATAACTATGTAGTAAGGGATTTGAAGGTTTTGTACACGGGTACAACGCTTGAATATACTGCCTTCAACTCTCGTCCTGTAAAGACAGGAAGGACAAAGACCTATACCGTTTATGCAGAAGTCCTGCCTTATTGGTATGAGGAAAGCGTATCTGCTGCTTTTGCCAAGGGCGTAGTGCAGGTTGCAGGTAAGCAGTATTACTTAACAAGTTATTCGTCAACTACTGTTGGCGATCCTTGTTGTGAGCGGATTACCATTAATGCTACTGCACAGGAGAATGTTACAATAGGTATGTCTTGCTCAATAGATGAGTGCAACCAATTAGAGGTAATTGTTCTGCCCGATTGTTCATTAGGTAGGCTTATTGCAGAACCTACGACTGCAACAGAGTGCGAACTTGGTACGTTAACTTATTCAATCTTACTATAAATAAAACAGTATGCCAGACGTTCTTTTACAGATTAGTTCAGCAGGTCTTGATACAGGACCTTTTGATATTACGGATAACCTTGGGAACACCCTTGCCACTGGGGTAAGTCGTGAAGATTTACTTGCAGGGATAACTTTATTCAATGTCAACAGTGCCGTTACTCAGATAACTGCCACAAGCACAGGAGTTTGTAAGACCTCAAAGAGTGCGTTGGTTGACTTCGGTGGGGGCGGAGGCGGTGTTACCTGTTCGTTTGTCAAGTTCTCAATCATTCCGCCCGAAACAGGCTCTTGCCGTATCTACCAATTATCTGCTGCGGAAGGCACAGGAAGTTGTACGTTTAATGTTCGCGTCTGCGGAGACGATTCCTTTAATAACCTAACCGTAAACGAGGGTAATAACTTACAAGGTTGCTATCAGCAAGCGCCTACAATCGTAGCGGGAACTGGTACGGTAGTGGCAGGGGCAATATGCGGCACAAGTGCGGGTACTGACTACCTCGTTAGTTACACGCTTTGCGATGGAACCAGCACTTATGCTACTTTGAATAACTTTTTGACGGAGGTTACGGTCTGCATCCAGGACGGATCGGCGACTTTCCCCTCCGAAATCCAAATGCAAACTTTAGGAACTTGTCAATAAAAATTTGTTTGATTAAAAAGTTTTGCTAATTTTACCCTAAGTGTATAGCGGTACATTCGGGCGATTGTTAACAATTTTAAAATCAAAATCGTATGCCAGTAAACTACGGTAATATGATAACAGGGTGCGAGTGTACAGTACTCACACTCCCTTCCAAGACAAGCAACACCTGCGAGTGTACAACTTGGAGCGGTCGCTTGAATGACCTCTATTTTATTGAGTGTTCCGAAACAATCAATGAAACAAACCTGCTTGATACTGCTTGGTGGCAAGCATTAGTTGACAACAACAAAATCTTCAACCTCGGAATCGGTATCGGTTCTTATGGACAAAAGAACATCACTACTTTTGATAAAGGTGGTTGCGGTTCTGCGTCTGTTGAGCAGATTGAGTGGGCGTTGTCTTATCAAGTTTTCTGTATTGACAAGTCCACACAGTATTGGAATCACGAATTTGCTGAGACAATCGTTAAAGGTGCGTTGAAGCATTACAACGTCGTGGCAAGATACTGCGATGGAACAGACGTTATCCTTCCAATCGGTAAGGTAGATTTGAGTTCTTTCAACAATGAACTTCCTGCATCTACTGAAGAATTTATGAGTTTTCAATATGAGTTTTCGTGGAAAGGTTTAACTGTTCCAACACCATTAACAGTAACAGGATTAAGTTCAGTTCTTCCTAAAGCAGTAGGTTAATTTAGATATGGGTTAGTAAAAGGGGCGGTCTATTGGCCGCTTCCTTTTTAACTTGTATATTTACAACAATGGCAATAGTTTATCGGCATATTAGGTTGGATAAAACTCAGCCTTTTTACATTGGTATTGGTGCTGACGAAGAAAGAGCATATTGTAAGAAGCAAAGAAATGCTCATTGGCACAATATCGCAAAGGCTGGTTACGAGGTAGAAATTTTATTTACCGATTTGAATTGGGAACAAGCCTGTGAGAAGGAGAGAGAGTTTATTAAGTTGTATGGCAGACGTGACTTAGGAACAGGTACGCTTGTCAATTGGACTGACGGCGGCGAAGGGAAAACCAATCCTGTTGTAAGTGAAGAAACAAGAAGGCGTTTGTCTGTTGCATTAAAAGGCAAAGCCGTGCCTGAGGAAAGGAAAATCAGGTTATCGCATACGCACAAGAATTTGCCAAAAGAAGTTAGGGATAGAATGAATGCGGCGTTAATTAGAGGAGAATCTCATCATTGGACAGGCAAGAATAAAGGTGCTGATAACGCAAACGCTAAGATTGTTTTAGATACTGCAACGGGCATATATTACGAAACTGCTAAAGAGGCTGTAAATGCTTCAAGATACAATGCTTATAGCCATTTTACAATGATGTTAAAAGGAGTAAGACCAAACACAAGCACATTTATTTATGTCTGATAC